GTCAAAATAATTAACCAAAATATAAATACTGTTATAACAATAATAAGCAGTATTCAAGGAGCAGTACATGGGCGACATATTCAAACTAATAGGCGAAGTGGGCTTTCCTATAGCCGCAGCCCTGGCAGGTGGTTACTTCGTATTCTTAACTCTTAAATTTATCCTAGCAGGCGTATTAAGTTCAGTCAACGGTATGAAGGGCATTATTATCGCTCTTGACAATCGTGTTAAAACTATGAACCACGATGTTATCCGTATTGACACAGTGGTGAGTAACGCATTGGGATTAAAACCAGATGTTGACCGTATAGCACGTGCAGACGGTAAAAATGACGCAAGACGAGATTAAACATGACCCTGCGATGGAACAGCTTTTTTATCAAGCTGTGGCAGAACAGATTGAATTAGAGATTAAATTAGTCAAGGAAAGTAACAATGAAAATAGATGATTTAAGTTTACAATCAGAACGTGATAAAATGCTGTGGACGGATCGTGAAATGTTAATAGCAGGCATCATAGGATTAATAATAGGATTTGTTATAGGAGTATTAATATAATGGCAATCAACATGAAACCATTTCCAGAACAGGCAGCATTTTTCGCTCGTTGCAGTGAAGCCGCTTACCTAGATGGACCAGAAGGCGTAGTAAAATTTGCAGAATTAGGATTCAAAGCAGAGTTCATTGATGTCAACGGTAGCCAAGCCTACTTCTTACACAATGATGATGACCTAGTATTCGTATGTCGTGGCACACAGCCAACAGAGTGGAAAGACATCGCCAGCGACTTAAACGCAGTACCAGTAAAAAGCTCAACAGGCATTGGCATGCTACACAAAGGTTTTAAAGAATCAGTGGACAACGTTTTTCCTAAACTCAGTGAACTAGCAATAGACTACGGCAAACATAGAACTATCTGGGTCACTGGACACAGCCTAGGCGCAGCTATGGCTCTAATCACTTCATATAAATTACAACGTGACCCAACACTACCTAGTCCACAGGCTTTGTTTACCTATGGTTGCCCACGTGCAGGTGACAAGACATATATCGCCGCTATGGAAGGCAGTGGCTTACTACACTTCCGTTTCGTTAATAACGCAGATATCGTAGCACGTGTACCATTTTGGCCATTCAAACACCTAGCTGGTGCTATGTACCTAAACCATTGGGGTAACTTACGCACATTGACATTCTGGCAAGTGACCAAAGATGTATGGCGTGGGTTCGTAGAAGGCATTAAAAAGAAAGACATTAACTTTTTTAGCAATCACAGTATTACCAAGTATGCTGAACGTTTAGAACACTGGGCTACTGGTCAGGAGTACCCGCAAGAATGATGTGGACTGCTAGTGAAACTGTTGTAGCTGGGCTGATAGTGTTATTTTTTGTATCGATGTTTTTTCTTGGGGATTTAATGAAATGGCAATACTTTATACTCTAACAGTCAGCGATACAAATGGTATCGGGCAGTTTCCACCCGAAATCTATAGCAGTGACTGGTATAACAATTTCATTAATTTAGCCACTGTCCAAAGCATTGGTGCCGGTTATGTTTACGCATTTATTTTTAAAGATCAAGCTAGTTTAAACAGTTGGGTAGAAACTAATACACCAACTGATTCTGATGTATTAAGGAATCTGGCCAGATGGAAATCATTGGGAGTACAATATACGAGTAATTTTTATACTTTACCTGAGATCTCAGGTACAGGAATTATTTAATAAGGAAAAATAAAATGGCATTAATAGACACAGTATTAAAAATGGTAACACGTGAACCTAAACCAGGTGATGACAAGGCTCCTGCCACAGGCGGACCAAGCCGTAGTGAACGTGAGGCAAAGATCAAAGGACACGCTGGGTTAGTAATCAATATTTTTGCTGCCCTATTGGCATTCAACGTATGGTACGGTGGCGGTTTAAGTTCTACAATCATGAACAACACTATCAAAGCAAACGACCTATGGAACTTCTATCAAGCTAAGTCAGTTAAGCAAACAGAGTATGAGTTAGCCAGCCAAACAACCAATGACCCAGTTAAGGCTAAGAAGTTCAGTGCCAAGGCTGCAAGTTATGATCTAGGTGAAGAAGGCAAACCTGCACTATTTGAAAAAGCTAAAAAATTAGAATCTGAACGTGATCATGCTAAGAAAAAATCACCGTGGATTGGCTATGCTGGTACTGCATATCAATTGGCCATCGTGCTATTGTCAGCTAGTATCTTAGCAGTTAATATGATGTTGTTCTGGAGTAGTTTTGGCCTATGTGCTGTTGGCTTGATATTAATGAGCCAAGGCATATGGTTATGGTTGCCATTATGAGAATTTTATTGATTTGGATTTTTTGGTTAGCATTAGTCATCTGGTGGCTAAGTCCTGAGATTGCCTCAGTGAAAGATCGAGTAGCAGAACACAATGTACAAATTGAGAAAATGATAAATGAGTGATAGAGAAAAAACCGTATTTGCCAGTCTAGCTATCATCGCCATAGGATTCCTAGCCTATTGGGCCTATGACGCACAGGTGCGTGTTGATGAGTACAACAGCAAAGTTAAAAGTCTAACAGAAACTGTTATATCTCTTTCAGCCAAACAATCAGCTGATCAAGAAAGTAATCTCAAAGACTTGGAAGATAACAAAGTATTAGAATCAAAGGTACAGACATTAGAAGTTACTGTAGCAGAACAACAGACCAAGATCAGTGAATTAGAATCTAAATTATCAAAGAAAAAGAAATAATGAAAAAGTTATTGTGCTTATTATTGTTTGTAGGACTAGCTCACGCACAGGATCAAGGTCCAAGGACACCGCACAAGATTAAAAAGTTACCACCAAACTGTGCCTATATTAATGGACAATTAAGATGTTGGGTCATTGACCCGTTACCAGAAGAGGAGTTAGTGATATAATGGACGTCGCCGCACTGATATCAAAATATGGATTTCCGATCGTGGCCGCAGTTGGTGCTGGCTATCTGGTTTACTATGTATGGCTATGGGCCACACAAGAAGTTAAACCAGTGTTGGGAGAAGCCAACACACATCTTATAGCACTTATTGATCGTATCCGTATGCTGGACAATGACTTGATTCGTCTTAATCAGAAAGTAAACACAGTCCTACACCTACGTGGTAAGACTATCGAATATGAGCGTGTCGAAGCTGAGAAGAAAATCAACGAAATTAAGAAAGAAAAATCCGAAGACGACAACACAGCATCAGCTGGTGAACAAGAATAATTATTTGACCCTGATATCATTTGAAGTGACTGTAAGGATGATTTCTTCAGCTTCTGGTATCCGTGTATGGGTGTTATGACTACCTAGTAATACAACGATCCTCGGGCCTAGATTAGTTTCTAAATACATCACGATACACCCACCACTAACAACACCAATATAACCGGTCTTGCTGACATGTATTTCTCCATCAGCTTTAACTAATGGATTAGTATTTTTAAATTCCCACCAATGTTTTTTAACTTCAATACTGACTTTTGGTTTATTGCTGGCATCAGTTATGTCGAGATATGTGCTGGCTATCATTACCATGCGCACTAGATCATAAGCATTACTAACATTGCCTTTTTCTAAGCCTGTGGGATCAACAAACTGCGTGTTGGCCATGTTGAGTTGTTGTGCTTTCTGATTCATAGCGGCCACGCAGGAATCAACACCTCCGGAATAGTTAGCACATAAGGTCCAAGCGGCAAAATTGTCTGATTTAACAATGGCAAGATCGATCAGATCATCACGTGTTAATTTTTTAATTGTGCGTGGGAGGCGGGTGTGATATTTTGCTGTCTTGGTCCAATCTAATTTAATTAATTCGTCCTTAGGTTGTTCTGCATCTAACACCACCATCACCGTCATCAGTTTAGTAATGCTGGCGATAGGTTGGACATGATCGGCATTCTTACCTGTGATCACTAGACCATGATCATCTGTGACAAGATATGAGCGTGCTGTGATAATACCAGCATTCGCACATATACTGAATAGCAGTAGTAAAAAACTACTTACTAGTCGCATGGTAAGTACCATCCCAATTTGCTGGTAGTCCTTCTTCCATACGAGCGATCATTTTAGCATAGTATTCTTTGATGGTAACATCATCATTGTTGACCATCATCTTGGCCCAAGTAATAGCTTTCTTCCAATTACCACGAGTATATTCTTTCTTGTATTCTTCGTGCATATGAGCGATAGTTTTACCTACAGTATAGATATCTAATCCCACTGTCTTACCTTTGACAGCGATATTATCTAACCACACTAAATCAAAATCATCTTTGACTGCGGCTGCTGTATCAGGACCAAGGATCATCAATACACCATAAGATTTAGTTTGGCTTTCTAAACGTGCCGCCACTGACACAGGATCACCTAACACATCGTAACCCATCTTACCTTCTGATCCAATGTTACCTACCAGTATCTTACCTGTGTTAACACCTGCACCCATACCCACTGGTGGTTTGCCAATCGATTCGAGATGTAGATTAAATTCTTCGACTGCCGCAATCATTTCAAGTGTTGTTTTGACAGCGTGATAAGCATGACGTTCATCATCTAATGGAGCACCGTGGATATGTAAACTAGCATCACCAATGAACTTGATCAAACAACCATCGTTCTTAAACACTGGTTGTGCGATGGCAGTCATGTATTGATTCATGATAGCAGTAAAGCCTTCTACGTCTTGACCATACTTCTCACCTAAGCCAGTGAAGTTACGCATGTCTGTCATAACCGCAGTCAACATTTTCTCTTCGCCACCTAACTTAATCAAGTCTGGGTTCTTTTGTAAGCGTTCAACGATGACGGGACTTACATAACTACCAAACTGTTTCTTGATCTGTTGTTTCTGTAGATATTCGCTGACAAATTTAACACCATAAGCGTGTAACATGAC